GTTATGACAACCATTGCTTCGTTAAATAAAAAAGATTACCAGTATAAATGTAAAGATCAGCCTATTTGTAGTTATTGCGATTCTGCAACCTGCCAAATAAGAAAATTTGGAATTGGCAACGGTACTCTAATGCCGGATATTTCTAATTTAAGAATTTTTACTTCAGATCCACCTATATGGTTTGTTAGTGTTGGTGGTAAAACAGTTGAAGTAGACACGAAGACACTAAGAAATTTTGACTTATTTGATGAAGCATGCATAGAACAAATACGAATTAAGCTTCCAAACGTCTCTAAGCCCATATGGAGTAAAGTGATTAGTAATTTAATGAAAGCTATCGAAGAAATAGAAGCACCGGAAAGTTTGACATTTAAAAAACAATTAGAAGAATACTTAGAAAATTTCACAACGGATCGAGCAGCAGGGAAACAAAAAACAGATATTAATAGAGGGGTATCTTGGACAGACGAAGGTAAATCCTATTTTAAATTTAAAGATTTTTGGAAATACCTACAAAACACACGATCATGGAATATGGAAAGAAATAAAACGTTACACAAAATCAAAGAACTGTTTGATGCTAAAATAGACGACAGTTTGAGTATTGCCGGAAAAGCTGTTAAGGTGGTATCGATTGACGCATTTACGACAGAAAAAGGAAAGGATGAACCACCACCAATAGAAAGGCCACCATTTGTAAAATGATAAAAAGGACAATTATACCAGGACCACCAGGAACCGGAAAAACTTACAGACTCGTTAATACCTATTTAAAAAACGAAGTTGAAAAATACAAAACACCTTTAAAGAAAGTTGGATTTTTTACATTTAGTAAAAACGCCACTAACATTTCAGTGGGAAGAGCCACAAAACTATTTGATAAAATTGATTACGATGAAGATTTAAAATATTTTTGTACTCTGCATGCTTTAGGAACAAGAGAATGTGGCATCGATACCAAGACCCAATTGTTAAAAGGAAAGAAATGGGACGCTTTTAAAACCTATGTTGGCGGAATCGCTGCTGGTTTAAATTTTGAATCATATGCTAATGGGACGCTTTTAAGACCTATGTTGGCGGAATCGCTGCTAGTTTAAATTTTGAATCATATGCTACAGAAGACGGTACAATGATTTATGGCAATGACTATATCAAACTTATCAATTTATCTAAATACAGAAAAATATCTTTAGAGAATCAGTATGGATTACAAGAACATTTACAAGACATTAGCTATTCCAATTTAGACTATTTAAATCGTTGTCTAACAAAATTTAAAAAAGAAACAGGGATGTTTGAATTTACAGACATGATCTCTGAATTTGTTAGAAGAAAAAGGTGCCCTCAGTTCGATGCTGTTTTTTTAGATGAAGCCCAAGACTTGAATAATCTTCAATGGGAAATGTTTCACTATATTGAATCTAATGCCAAACGATCATACATAGCAGGCGACGACGACCAGGCCATTATGGGCTTTCAAGGAGCTAATCCAACCCACTTCATAAGACTGCATAAGGATGCAAACACGACCGTTGATGAAACATTAGTAAAATCAAGACGCGTTCCAAGACAAGTATTAAAATTAGCGAACCAGATTCTGGATAAAATCCCGTTACACGAAAGAGTTCCTAAACAATGGAAACCGAGAGATTTTGAAGGAACGGTTACCTGGGTATCTGGTTTCGAACAAATTGATTATAGCAAAGGTAAATGGATGCTTATGACCCGAACCAACAAGATGCTGGAACCTTTAAAAGATTTTTTTGAAGATAAAGGCTTCTACTATGGAAGTAAAAAAGGAAATAATTTAGTTAACAAGGACTTGCTACAGGCGCTCAATACCTGGCGAGATTTGAACACGGGACAATTGGTGCCTGCCAAATTAGCACAAAAAATGTACACTTTTATGACAGTCAAAGGCGGCAGTTTAAAACGAAATTTTGGTAGTGGTGTCTCTTTGAAAAATATGGCGGAAGACTTGGTCAATCTTGAAGATTTAAGAAACCATCACGGTCTGCTAGCGACAGGCGTCTGGGAACGAGCACTAGATAAAATTAACGAGAAAAAAAGAAACTTTATATTGGCTATGGAAAAAAACGGCGAAGATATAGCACCCACTGCTGAACCAAGAATAAAATTATCCACTATACATGGATCTAAAGGAGACGAAAGACAAAACACCGTCTTAATGTTAGACATTGATTACAACAGTTTTAATGCCTATCAAAAAGATCCAAGCCCAGAACATCGATTATTTTTTGTAGGAATCACACGAACATTTGAAAATTTGTATATTGTAAATCAATCAGGCGAATACGGATATCAAATATGAGTGCATACGATAAACAGATCGGTGGCACACACTACCGCAAAATGAAAATTCAACCCAGTAAATTTGTTATTGAAAATGAATTGCTTTTTCCTGAAGGAAACGTTATTAAATATGTTTGCAGACATAAATATAAAGGAGGAAAGGAAGATTTAGAAAAGGCAAAACATTTTATCGATATGATTATTGAAAGAGATTATACAAAATGATGTTCGAAGCACAAACTGAATGGATCGCTCCTGATAATTTTCCAGATTTAAGTGGATATAACCTTATAGCGATCGACCTAGAAACAAAAGACCCAGACCTAAAATCAAAAGGATCGGGTGCTGTTATTGGTAATGGAGAAATTATTGGAGTGGCAGTCGCTGTTGATGGCTGGTGTAAATATTATCCATTTGGCCATGAAGGCGGTGGTAATTTAGACAAGAAGAAAATCTTAGAATGGCTTAAATCGGTATGCGCAACAGAAGGCACTAAAGTCTTTCATAACGCGATGTACGATGTCTGCTGGCTTCGTTCGTATGGCATTAAGGTCAATGGCTATATTATGGATACCATGGTGATGGCTTCTTTAGTAGATGAGAACCGAATGCGTTACACTTTAAATGCATTAAGTTGGGAATATTTAGGAGAAAGAAAAAGCGAAGCAACCCTGAGGGAAATTGCTAAAAATTGGGGCATAGATGCTAAAGCAGAATTATATAAATTACCAGCAATATATGTAGGTGAGTATGCAGAAAAAGATGCTTATTTGACATTAAATTTGTTTAAACGATTATCAACTGAAATTAAAAAAGAAAATTTAACAGAAATCTTTGATTTAGAAACACAACTTTTCCCCTGTCTAGTAGATATGAGATTTAAAGGCGTGCGTGTCGATGTCGAACGCGCTCATAAGTTGAAACAACAATTATCCACACAAGAAAAAACATTGCTATCCCAAGTAAAACAAGAAACAGGAATAGATGTTCAAATAATGGCAGCAAGAAGTGTTGCCAAAGTTTTTGACAAACTAAAGCTACATTATGAAAGAACTTTAAAAGCAAAAGAACCTTCCTTTACTAAAAATTTTCTTGCGGAACATGATCATCCAGTAGTTAAGATGATAGCAAAAGCCAGGGAAATAAACAAGGCTCATAGTACTTTTATAGATTCTATTTTAAGATATGAGCATAAAGGAAGAATCCATGCAGATATTAATCAAACCCGATCGGATCAGGGCGGCACAGTTACAGGGAGATTTTCATATTCAAATCCAAATTTACAACAGATTCCTGCTCGTAATAAAGACTTGGGTCCTTTGATTCGATCATTATTTATCCCTGAAAACGACTGTCAGTGGGGATGCTTTGATTATAATCAACAAGAACCTAGACTTGTCGTACATTTTGCAGCAACTACTGCTGGAATAAAAGAAGACGCCTCAGTTAAAGAGATCGTCAGCAACTATTCTAACAGCGGCATTGATTTCCATGAAACCGTTGCTGATATGGCAGGCATTAATCGAATACAAGCCAAAACAATTAATCTTGGATTGTTTTATGGAATGGGTAAAGCCAAGTTACAAGCAGAATTAGGGTTAAGCACGAAACAAGAAGCTGAAGAATTATTTGATCAGTACCATGAACGAGTTCCTTTTGTTAAAGAGCTTATGAATACAACATCAAGATGGGCTTCAAGGGAAGGAGAAATTAGAACATTATTAGGAAGAGGCTGCAGGTTTAATAAATGGGAACCCGCTCAATTTGGAATGCATGTACCTATGACCTGGGAAGACGCGATGAAAAAATATGGTGAAAATAGAATAAGAAGAGCTTTCACTTACAAAGCTCTAAACAAGTTAATACAAGGATCTGCCGCAGATATGACTAAGAAATCGATGCTAAATCTATATAAAGAGGGCATTGTGGCCCATATACAGATTCACGATGAGCTGGACATTTCTGTTGAATCTGATAAAAAAGCCAAACGTATTGTTCAAATAATGGAATCTGCAGTTAAGCTGGAGATACCTAATAAGGTAGATTACGAAGCCGGTAAAAACTGGGGCGAAATACATTAGGAGGAAACATGGATACTTTAAAAGAAGTATGGTCGTGGGCAAAAGCTCATAAAAAAGCATCTACAGCAATAGTTGTAGTTATCGTTTTGCTGATTATCGCAGCACAATAAACACATAGAAGAGAAGTTCTTCAATAACAATGGGGGAAGAATGGTTCAAAAATGGTGGAAAAAATTTGTTGAATGGTTCTGGAAAGACTATTACAAATAATTATGACTGAAAAAACCTGTAAAAAATGTGGACACCTATGTCATTGCATAGAGGCTGATCACGAAGGGTGCACCTGCGCAAATTGTGAGTGTAAAGAACCAGAAGGATTAGTAGTCGATGATACTAATGAATGTGAATCATGTCAGTAACGGAAGAACAAGAAAAAGCCGAAGCTGCATCCTACGAAAATGAATCAGGTATATCACGAACTGTGCAAATTTCTTTAAAAGAGTATGATGAATTAAAATCAGAACAACATTTCATCAAAGATAAGACTTTAATTGACATTATAGATAATATAGAAAGGCTAGTTAGGGCCTTAAGAAAACATATTATAAGGAAACAATGAATAAAATATTTATATTTTTAATTCTATTATTCGCCTTGAGCGCCTGCTCGGTAGGCAAAAAATGTACCTATACACAAGAAGGAACTAAAATTTCTTCATGGATATGGTTTCATAGCGACGGCAAGCCAGTAGATTTAGATAAAAATAACTGTATTTAGGAGAAAATGAAACTTAATGAAATATTTATGTACGTTTGTAATATTGATACTATTGGTGTGTTCAAAAGCAATAGCTGGTTCAACACAGTCTAATGTATCAGGTTCCAATACAGCAATAGAAGGAAACTATACCGGAGGGACTACGACTTACGAATCAGGAAGTGAATCGACTTCGACAACGACCAACACCACAAATTCAGATATAAGATCAGCGCCCCCTTCAGCTGGTGCACCTTCCTATAATTCTATGACACAAGATGTTTGTGCCGTAGGAGCGTCCGCAGGTCTACAGACATTCGGTGTTGGTATTTCTGGCGGCAAACATTTCATTGATAAAAATTGTGAACGATTAAAACTAGCAAGAATATTAAATGACTTTGGTATGAAAGTTGCAGCAGTTGCAATCTTATGCCAAGATGAAAGAGTATTTGAAAGCATGATTCAGGCGGGAACACCCTGTCCAATCGATGGTAAGATAGGTAAAGATGCATTAGTACTCTGGACTAAATTTGACTTTGAAAGACCTGATTACAAAGCTTATGTTAAACGTATGGAAAAAAGAAAAGAAGTCAAACCTGTATTAAAAATACCACAAGACAATTCTACAGATAAAAAAGTTAAAAACCTTAAATGATTTGGCTAACAATATTTATAGGAGTTATTATATATGCGTATTTTGCTATTGACCGTTTTGCTGACGATGTTAACCCTTACAACTTCAGCAGAAGACGTAGTCACCGGAAACATTCTACCTAACGCCGGCAATTCAGTTAGTTCCTATAATGGAGGATCCACTCCCGTCATATCCGATAATACTTCAGATACAACGATGAATAACAACACCACTTTGGATGGCTTTGCAATTACTTGCGATACTGCCAATGGTCAAAACGGTGGATGTGGTGCATTTTTCACATATGATAAAGCAGTTGAAGCTGCACACGATTTAAAAATTACTTCGACAGCAACACTTATTGATATAGACGGTACTGGACAAACATCGAATGATACCATTACTTCTACAGCCGATAAGCTCGACAATGGCATCACGTTAGACAGCACTATCGACATGCAGAATTGTGAATGGGCTAGTTCAGCCTTTGCCTGCGGTGACAGCACCGGAGCTGTAGACAGCTATACCATTAAAGTCAGGATACTAGATAGTAGCAACGAGGAACTAGCAACTGTAACACAAACAAGAACAACTGATTCAGGTTATAATGCCAATTCAGAAACGTTCACTGATCAACTTATTTATACAGGCACTGGTGCTCGTACATATGAATGGTCCTGGGAAGGTATAGATGGCTCTGGTTCAACATCAAACCATGCTAATCAAAGAGGGCCTAATTTACTAGGGGCTAAACTATCGATGACCTTTGATAGTGAAGACTATGTTACTATATCAACCGAATCACAGACAGCACTTACTAGTGTAGCAACAATTTTTGCAGAACTCGAAGAAACTTTTTCTGAAGAAATTAGTGCCATAACAACAGAAGAGCTTGTAACATTTTCCATGGAAATAGAAGAGGAAGCGTCTTTTGAAGAAACTGCAATAGAAGAAGAAGTATTTGAAGAAGAAATTATAGAAGAAACATCCTTCGAGGAAACTACCATGGAACCACCTCAAGAAGAAGTTATAGAAGAAGAAACAGAAGTAGCTAGTGAAGAAGTGATGGAAGAAGAAACAGAGGTAGCAAGCGAAGAAGAAGGAGTTGAAGAAGAGTCTACAGAAGTGGTAGAAGAAACAAATGAAGAAGCCGAAGAAGAAGCTACCGAAGAGGAATCTACTAGCGAAACTGCTACAACATCCACTGTTTCATCAGAGAAAAATTCCAAACAAAAAAAGGTACAATCGAAAAAAACACTCACAGAAAAGTTGGATAGAATAATGGCTAAAGTTGATGCGGACGTTAAAGACAGCGCCAAAAACCTGGCCCTCAAAAATATTATTAAACTAAAAGCTATCGCCAGCGAACAGGCGTCTTTAGATCTATATAAAAACGCTGTATTTTATAGACCCAAAGACATTTATTTAAAGCAACTAAATATCTTTGATAACAGGCAAATTTACGATACAGTTAATCTGGCGAGCTATATCAAAAACGATAAAGTAGCGATCAAGGCAAAAACCTTGTATGAGATAAACCTCAAAAAACAAAAAATATTAATGGAATTGGAGCAATTAAAAAATGGGAAAATTTAAATTAAAAGACCAACTAGCTGGCATCGCTGCTTTGATAGCAGCTATCGTAGCCATTGGGGGTGGCTTTGTTAAGTATGGTGAAATTACAACTAAGCTAGAAGCTTTGTCTGATCAAAGACCTGAACAAGTTGAAGAAGTCGCTGATAACACTGATAACATCATCGATAATCAACAAAATATCAAAATAATGCAAAAGGAAATGGAACTTTTACAAATACAAATGAAAGAACTAAAAGTTAGTGTTTCCAATCC